TATGCGTTCTGTTGGTGAATATATGCGCGAACAAAAAACAAGAAAGGAATTGCTACTTTTTAATTATGGAATTGAAGGACTGGTTAAACTCGATCAATCAAACAAAGAAGAATCTGATTGATGAAGATCCTTCACTTGAGAAGGATTATGCACCATATATTATTAATCGATGTCTTTCTGGACATATCGATTGTTTGATGTATGCAAATGAAATGAATAAGTATCATTCCCTCCCAAAAAAGATGCAATATGACTTCTTTATAAATAGTCTGAGGAAAAAGAAGAGATTTTCTCCCTGGCTCCGACAAGATAAAATCAAAGACCTTGATTATGTTAAACGTTACTATGGTTATAGTAATGAGAAGGCAAAACAATCTTTGAGGATTCTAACAAAAGAACAACTTACTTTTATAAAATCAAAATTTGAAACTGGAGGAACAAAATGAGTGTCGTTCAAGAACCTGAAGTGAAGTGGACGCCCGATCAAATGGTTGAAGTGGTTCTTAATGAACCTGACGACTTTTTGAAGGTACGCGAAACTTTGACTCGTATCGGAGTTGCTTCAAGAAAGGAAAAGAAAATCTATCAGTCTTGCCATATTCTACACAAGCAAGGTAGGTATTATCTCGTTCATTTTAAGGAACTATTTGCTCTGGATGGCAAACACGCAAATCTTACTGTAAATGATGTTCAGCGTCGTAATCGTATTGCCCAATTAATTGCTGATTGGGGTCTGGTAGAAATCGTTGACGCTACCAAGATTCAAGATATTGCACCATTGAATCAGATCAAAGTTCTTTCTTATAAGGATAAGAGTGAATGGATTTTAGAAACCAAATACAATATTGGTGCTAAAAAGAAAAAGGTAGAAGACGCCGAATAAAAAAGTGCGGGTTTCCTAACCCGCTTTTTTATTGAAAGTATTATAATTATATACGGACGCCGAAAGGGTCCACAAAACACAAACTCGCTTTTAAAGGAGCTACTATAATGACTAACCTTACAAGGTATACTGCTGCGGATCTTCCAGCCTTGATGGAAAGAATTACACGCAACTCGATTGGAATGGACGAATATTTTGACCGTCTGTTCAATCTTCATGAAACTACAAATAACTATCCACCATATAATCTTGTTCAAGTTAGTAATGTAGAATCAAGACTGGAAATTGCTCTGGCCGGATTTAAAAAGAAAGAAGTTTATGTCTACACACAAGATGGTAAACTTTTTGTGGAAGGTCAAAAAGAGGATAAAGAAACGGAGTCCAACTATATCCACAAGGGTTTGGCTCAACGGAGTTTTAAGAGAGCGTGGACACTCTCTGATGATACGGAAGTACGATCAGTTGATTTTGAGGATGGGCTTTTAACTGTGACTCTTGGTAGAATTGTTCCAGATTACCATAAACGTAAAGATTATCTATAAATACAATTGAATATTGTTGCCGCAGGGGAGCAACTGGCAAAAACCAGTTGACACTCCCCCATTTTTTTGCTAGAATGTACACATAACAATTTTTAAAATCATGACTTTAAAATTAGTTCTATTAAAATCCGGAGAAACAATTATTTCGGATGTTAAAGAAGTTCAACAAGAAGAAAAACTTTATGGATATCTGTTTACTAATCCACAAAGAGTTTTTTATGATTCTCCAGTACTAGTTCCAGAAGAACAAAAAGAATCTAGTGTTGTTAATGTTTCTTTAACTAAATGGATTCTCTTATCCAAAAGTAATGAAATAGTAGTTCCTTTTGATTGGGTTGTAACTATTGTGGATCCTATTGAGTCTCTTGAAAAAATGTACACACAAGATAATAATGTAGAAACAACTGATCAAAATTTAACTCAAGAGGAAGGTATTGATGGAAGCGGCAATTAAGACTATTGTTTTTAAAAATGGAATAGTAGTTGTATCTCAAATTGATGAAGTTGAATCTGAACTTGGTGATCCAAATTGTAAATTAATTAAACCTTGTGAAATAAAAAAAGAATTGGATAACTTATACTTGGATAGGTGGTTGTCTGATTACACTAAACAAGATGAAATATTAGTTAATTCTGATAGTATTCTTACGATTATTAATCCAAATTCAGATATTATTAAAAAGTATATTGATATTATTGCATAATGCGCTTTTATACAAACGTTCAGATGGTCGGGGATAACTTCTTGGTTCGTGGTTATGAAAATGGAAAACATTTCATGACTCGTGAGAAGTTTTACCCGACTCTTTTTGTCCCTGCTAATAAAAAAACTAAATATCAAACTTTAAATGGTGAGTATGTTGAATCTGTTCAACCTGGTTCTGTGCGTGATTGTAGGGAGTTTGTTAAAAAATATGAGAACGTAAACAATTTTAAGATCTGTGGTAATACTCAATACATTTATCAATATATTTCCGAGATTTATCCTGAAGATGAAGTTAAGTTTGATATTAATAAAATCAAAGTTACAACAATTGATATTGAGGTTGCATCTGAGAATGGATTTCCTGATGTAGAAAGTGCTGCAGAAGAAGTTCTTTTGATTACTATTCAAGACTATTCTTCAAAACAAATTCATACATGGGGAAAAGGTCCTTTTGAAAACAAACAAAAAAATGTTGAATATCGATCCTTTTCCTCAGAATATGATCTTCTAAACAATTTTATTAATTGGTGGATGATTGAATCTAACACACCAGAGGTTGTGACTGGATGGAATAGTAAGTTGTATGATATTCCTTATCTTGTTCGGAGGATTGACCGAATACTTGGTGAAAAGTTGATGAAACGTTTATCTCCTTGGGGACTTGTAACCGAAGATGAAACTTATATCTCTGGACGTAAACATCTTTGTTATGATATTGGGGGAATCTCCCAGTTAGATTATCTCGATCTTTACAAAAAGTTTACCTATAAGGCACAGGAATCTTATCGTCTAGATCATATTGCTAATGTGGAATTGGGACAACAAAAACTTGATCACTCCGAGTTTGATACTTTCAAAGATTTTTATACTAAAGGTTGGAAAAAATTTGTAGAATATAACATCAAAGACGTGGAACTTGTTGACCGTTTGGAAGACAAGATGAAACTAATTGAACTTGCACTTACGATGGCATATGATGCCAAAGCAAATTATGAGGATGTATTTTCCCAAGTTCGAATGTGGGATACAATTATCTACAATTATTTGAAAAAGAAAAATATTGTCATTCCTCCTAAAGAACGTTCTGATAAAGATTCTAAGTATGCTGGTGCTTATGTAAAGGAACCAATTCCTGGTGTATATGATTGGGTGGTTAATTTTGACCTTAACTCCCTATATCCTCACCTGATTATGCAATACAACATTTCACCAGAAACTTTGGTGGAACAAAGGCATCCTTCAGTAACTGTGGATAAGATTTTGAATCGAGAAATTGATTTTGAACCCTATAAGGAGTATGCTGTTTGTCCAAATGGTGCGATGTATCGCAAAGATGTGAAAGGTTTTCTTCCCGAATTAATGGAGAAAATCTATAAGGATCGCACCATCTATAAGAAGAAAATGATTGAGGCAAAGCAACAATATGAGAAGAAGAAAACCAAAGAACTGGAAAAGGAGATTGCAAGGTGTAACAACATTCAAATGGCAAGGAAGATTCAACTTAATAGTGCTTATGGTGCTATTGGCAATCAGTACTTCCGTTATTTTAAACTAGCAAATGCTGAGGCAATTACTCTTTCTGGGCAAGTTTCAATTCGTTGGGTTGAAGATAAGATTAACAAGTATCTAAACAAAGTTCTTAAGACACAGGATGTTGATTATGTTATTGCTTCTGATACCGATTCCATTTATCTTAATATGGGTCCTTTGGTGGAGACTGTATACAAGGGAAGAGAAAAAACTACTGAAAGCGTTGTTTCGTTCCTTGATAAGGTCGCTAAGGTGGAACTTGAAAAACATATTGAAGGTTGCTACCAAGAACTGGCGGACTATGTGAATGCATATGACCAGAAGATGCAAATGAAGCGGGAAAATATTGCTGACCGTGGAATCTGGACTGCCAAGAAACGTTATATCTTGAATGTGTGGGATAGTGAGGGTGTTCGATATGATCAACCTAAACTCAAAATGATGGGTATTGAGGCAGTCAAATCCTCTACTCCCGCACCTTGTCGCCAGATGATTAAGGATGGGTTAAAATTGATGATGAGTGGAACTGAAAAACAGGTAATTGAGTTTATTGATAAATGTCGTTCTGACTTTAGAAAACTTCCACCAGAACAGATTGCCTTTCCTCGCACAGCATCCGATGTCCGTAAGTATCGTTCCCATTCGGACATTTACATGAAGGGAACTCCTATTCATATTCGTGGCGCTCTTCTCTTTAATCATTATATTAAGGAGAAAAATCTTACCAATAAATATTCACTTATTGGTAATGGTGAGAAGGTTAAATTCATCTACTTAAAAAAACCAAATATCATTCGGGAAAATATTATCTCTTTTATTCAAGACTTTCCTGTGGAACTTGGTCTTGACAAATACATCGACTATGAACTACAATTTGAAAAGAGTTTTCTTGAACCACTTAAATCAATTTTAGATGCGATTGGATGGAATGTTGAAAAAACTGTAAACCTTGAACTATTTTTTTCCTAATGATTAAACTTAAATATCATCTTAAAGAATATCCAAATACTGTTCTTTTTAAATTCTTTAAAACTAAAGAGCAAGTAGAGATTTTTAAATCTCAACATCCACATTATGAGGTTGAGTGATTTATGGATTTGCCTATTAATGATAATGAATTAGATACAATTGTGAAAGCACTTGGATTTGGTGGTGATGCTGCCCTTTATCATAAACTTAAATTAGTGAGAGAACTCAAAGAACAAGGTTTGCCTTATAAAAAAATACTTAGAGAAGAATACGGGATGGTTATATGAATCTACCTATTACTGAATCCGAATTTAATTATATACTTGAAGTTGTTAAATCAAATAAACAGTTGTATAATAAACTTTGGGCATATTGGTTCAATTACAAATATCAAAATGGTAAATAATTATGGATTTTCTTAAAGACATTGTAAAAGAAATTGGTGGAGAATACACGCAACTTGCATCAGATATTGACGAAACTGAAACTTATGTGGACACAGGTTCGTACATTTTTAATGCTCTTGTATCTGGGAGTATCTTTGGTGGCGTATCTGGTAACAAAATTACTGCAATCGCAGGTGAAAGTTCTACAGGAAAAACTTTCTTTAGTTTGGCTATGGTTAAGAATTTTCTTGATAATAATCCTACTGGATACTGCTTGTATTTTGATACTGAAGCTGCAATCACCAGATCCTTACTGGAGAGCAGAGGGATTGACACAAATAGAGTGGTTGTTGTTAATGTGGTCACAGTTGAAGAGTTTCGTGGCACGGCACTAAAAGCAGTTGACCTTTACCTAAAGAAACCTGAAGCAGAACGCAATCCTTGCATGTTTGTGCTAGACTCTTTGGGTATGCTTTCAACCAGTAAGGAGATTAATGATGCTCTGAATGATAAAGAAGTTAGGGATATGACTAAATCCCAACTCATTAAAGGTGCATTCCGTATGATTACCTTGAAACTTGGAAAAGCAAAAATTCCTATGATTGTAACCAATCATACCTATGATGTTATTGGTGCTTATGTTCCTACTAAAGAGATGGGAGGTGGTAGTGGTCTTAAGTATGCTGCTTCTACCATCATTCATCTCTCAAAGAAAAAGGAAAAAGATGGAACAGAAGTCATCGGAAACATTATCAAGGCAAAGACTGCTAAGTCGCGTTTAAGTAAGGAAAATCAAGATGTTGAAATTCGTCTTTATTATGATGAACGTGGTCTTGATAGGTATTATGGTTTGCTTGAACTGGGTGAACTTGGTGGTATGTGGAAAAATGTTGCAGGACGATATGAAATTGATGGCAAGAAAATTTATGCCAAACAGATTCTCAAAGAACCTGAAGTGTATTTTACTGAAGAAGTAATGCAAAAACTTGATACAATTGCAAAACGTGAATTCTCCTATGGAACGACTTGAACATACGATTCTCCGAAATCTTGTTTATAATGAAGATTACTCAAGAAAAGTTATACCTTTTATACAACCTGAATATTTTGAGCAAAAATCCGAAAGAGTAATCTTTGAGGAAATTGTTCATTTTATTGTTAAGTATAATTCTGCTATTACTAAAGAAGCACTTGGTATTGAGATTGAGAATAGGGTTGATTTAACCGAGACTGATATTAAAGATATTCGTGAAATATGCGAAACTCTGAATGATTCTGTAGTGGAAAAGCAATGGATGCTAGATACTACAGAGAAGTGGTGTCGTGACCGAGCAATT